TGACCTGCCGCGCCATAAACCGGACATCCGTAGGGTTGGCCGCCGTGTATGGCCCAAAGGTGGACTGAGCGCCCGTGGGGTAATTGCGGGTCTTGAATGAAACCACCGCCTCGCCCAAGGTCTGCTCATCTGGTACAACCTGCCGCACAGACATCAGGTTGTCGCCGTTGCCAAGCTGCACTGGCCCAGACTCAGCATAGACGCTGGCGCTGTCGTAGGCAAAGCCCACTTCATGCTCGTAGATGTAGCCATCAGACGACACCAGCAGCGGGTTGGTAAACACACCCGCATCAGTGCCGGCGGTACGGGCCAATGAGCCTATGTTCCAGTGGTTTTCGCGGTAGTTGTAGGTGACATAGCTGTCATTCTCATTGCTGCCGCTGCTTGGGTAATACCACCAAATCTCGCCAAACTGGCTGTTGTGGACAGCGTAGACCTTGGACGCTTGGTTGAAGTTCATGTTGCTGAACACATAGTCAGACACATCACTTGGCAGGGGCTTGACATAGCCGTCATAAGTCCAGAAACCGGACTTGCTCATCCAGATGGCCGCCGTGTCGATGGCCGCCACAGCTTGGGCCGAGATCAGGCCGCAGCCAGATCCGGCCTTCTCAAAGCCGTACACAAAAGGTGCGCCAGAGTACACCGCCGTGTGTACATCTACATCGGTGAAGAGCAGGTTTACACCCTTGACGCGCTTGCCGGCAATCAATGAGCCAACTGTAGCCAACTCAAAGTCACCCGCCTGATTGGTGGCCGCAGGCGTCCAGACTGTATTGTCCTCTTGGTCACACCACTGCACCTTGCGGGGGTTGCCGCCAGCGCCAAGTGCAAACAGGATGCGCTCGGCAGTAACCAAAAGAGCCTTGTTGCCAGTTGGGGCGTTGGTGATGGCCGCTGCCAAGGTCGGCGTTGTAAAACCAAGCTGCCACTCGTACAGCTTGCCGTCAGCGCTGGAGCAGGCCACCAGATACTCGCCCCATGTATCGAGACTCCATGTCGTGGCGGGGATCAGCCCACCAAGATCAGGTCTGGCCACGCCATAGGCGTATGTGCCATAAGTGCCGTAGCCGTAGCCGGTCTTGATCGTGGCATCGGCAATGCCGGCAGTTATGCCGGTTGGGGTGATTTCCTTCAGTGTGCCCGCCTCGTTCATGGCGTACAGCTTGGACTGTGTACCAGCGGCAATGAATCGCTCTCCGCTGTTGTTGCGCCAAGTGATGAAACCCCTGCACAGACCCGTCATCTGGCTTGCCGAGCGCTTCCTCCAGCCGCCCATAGGCCGCAGGGTGTTCTCGTACCAGCGCACCAGATTCGCGTCATACCAGCGGCCTGCTGCTTGGTACTCTGTGCCGTTCCTGTAGATGCCTGGTGGTAGTTTGAGTGGGATGTACATGGCTATATTGTCGGTAGGTTAGAGACAAAGCTCATCGTGACGATGGCCGATGGCACTGCTGGTCGGGTTGGGCTGGCGCTGGCAGCGTACTGCTCAATTTGAACACCGATGTCGGTTGGCCTCCACATGATCTCCACATAATCAGTCGCATTCAAGCTCACAAAGTAATTTATGGCCGCAATGATGTGATACGGATCTCCAACACCCTTTCGTGGTGCAAAGCCAAATCGACTGTTTGAATTGGCCACATTTGTACCATTGACCCGAAACCAGACATCCACATCCTGCGAGGCATTTGTCGTATTTGTAAACTGAATGGAAAACTGCAAGTTCCAGATCCCGCTGTCGGCCACTGTGATTCGACTGTTGCTGGCTATTGTCACGCCATTGCTGAAGTCTGTCGTGTTAAATGTGACGGCATAGGCCGTGGTGGTGTTGGCCGCCGTCTGGTCGGTTGAGTCCTGAAACGCCCCATGCGGGTTGTTCATAAACTTGCCACCCCTTGGGCCAAACAGCGAGCCAAGGACGGAAGTCAGTTTTCTGGCAAAAATGTTCAGTGCGCCGTTGTTCTCGTTCAAGTTCCGGCGCTCGTACACCTCTGGTGGATAACCCAGAGGTGAGAGTGAAGGCGTCTCTAATTGTTGCTTGACATTGGCCATGACATGATTATTTCACCTTATGCGGTCAAAACACCAAGGGCCGTGTTGATGTGCGCCACCCTGTCAGCCAAGCCGATCACGCCGCCGTTGATCTTTTTTGTCATGCCTGTAAAGTCTTTGGCGTCTGCCTCTTTGTTCAGGCCGCGCTTGTTCCAGTACCAAGCCGCTGTCAGGGCTGCATATTCTTTGGTCAGCACAAGGTCGGGGTCAGCAATAAAGTCCACACCCAAGGCGTCTGAGGCCAGCCGGTAGTTGTCCTTGCCTGTCAACTGGATCAGGCCACGGCCTCGGTACTTCCAGCCATCGCCCTCATCTAGGTTGCCCATCCGGCCAGAATAGACCTTGTTGGCAATCTTTTCAGGCTGGCGGTGAAATGGCTGCGCCTCCGCTTCAGACGGGAATCTACTTGGCCATGTGGCGTTTAAACCCTTGGCGCTGTAGTTCAGGTTTTCTTGCAGTGTCTTGAAGTTGGCCGACTCATGGGCGCACTGGCCGATAAATGCCGCTTGGCGTTCTGGTGTGTTGATCTCAAACCTCGTAAACGCTGCCGTCAGCGGCTCAAGCCATGACGGGTCAATGTGCATTTCGACAAGCTGGTCTTCGGTCATTTTTTAACCTTCATATCCATGATTTTTTCCAGTGTGCGGCCACCAAAGTAAAAAGACATCACAAGCATGCCCCACTGGCCAAGCAGGGTGACATAGACCTCGTTGGCATCCAGCTTGAATGCAGACATCATGGCAAACACAAAGTATCCGACAAAGATGGCGACCAGTGTCATGGGCCGGATGTTCTTGGACAACCAAGAGTCTGAGGCCATGTCGGCAGTGTGCCGAGCACTCAAGTTGTTTTGCTCTGCCTTGTACAACTCAGTGTCGTTGGCCAGCTTGGCCAACTCGCCGTCCTGCGCCATCTTGGCCAAGTCCATCTGGGCTTTGGCCTTGGCCTCTGGGTCGGGGATCAGTTTGTCGATGAGCTTGCCGCCGACTTCTAAAAGGGCTGTGAGGGGGAACATTACTGTTTACTCCTTGAAAGCATTGTTGCGGCAATTTGCAGCATTGCACGGGCGCTGTCCATGTCTTCGGGCTGAGTAGCCCAGCCGACTGTGATCTGGCCAACAAAGCGGCCTGGCTCCGGTGGCACTGAAATGCGGCATGTGTAGGCCACACCCTTAGCGATATACCAGAGGCCCATTTCACTCTGCGCTGACTTGTACTCACCGCATGGAATCTCGCTGGCCATCAACTTAATCACATCGGCATTGTTGTTTTGGTTGACTGTGAACAAGCCGACATCCAGCCCATCATTCGTTTTGTCTCTGCCGTTCTTCCCATAAGCCCGATACAGGATGCGCGTGCCAAACATTGAATTGACTTTGAACACTGCCACCACCAGCGCACCGGACTGCTTGAACAGGTGCGCCGCCGCATCCTCCACTCTGTCTTCTGCAATCGTTGGAATCTTCTTGGACTCTTTATATGCGCCGATCAGCAGGTCTTGGTTTGTATATACAAAGTAGCCAGCAAAGGTCAGCACGGCCATCAGCACCATTGCAAACAGACGGAAGGGGCTGGACACATAGGCCAGAATTTTGTCAACCAAGGCAAGGCGTTCATCTGCCATATCTCACCCGCGCTGCTGAAGAATGCCAAAGGTGAAATACCCAATAACCCCAAGAATTGCAAAAAGGACAAGCGTCACCAACACGATCTCAACAACCTCATCGACCTCTTTCTTGTGCCTTGCTGCTGCCTCTTTTTCTTTGCGTGCATCATGAGCAGATTCAACATCCATCGCTGCTGCTCTGGACTTAATTTTGTTCCAGACATCTATCTTGCCGGACTGCATAAACAGCAGTTGCAACTCGTCCTCAAACCTCTTAGCCTGATCCAGCGCCATCTCAATCTGGATAGCTGTACCCATGCTGGACTTGGACTTTTTGGCTTGGACAGCAGCTTTGGTTGCCGTAGACTTTGCGTCAAAGTACTTGCCAAGGACAGGGCCAAGAGACGATACATCGTCAACAGTCTTGCTAACCTTCTTGATCAGCGCAACTGCTGCCTGTATACCTGCTAGCGCTGTAAGAGGATCAATCACTTTCTACTACCTTCTTAGGCTCTGGTTTACCTTTTTCCCGCCACTTCAAACACCAAACCAAGAGCCTATCAGATGACCATGACCACCTGACGCATTCATAAACTGGGGCGGGTGCTTGCGCCACTGGCGGGGGTGGCGGCAGGGCGTCCATGATTACATGAGGATTTTCTTAATCAGTTCAGCAGCAAAACCTGGCCCGAGCAGCGTGACCGCAATCAGTGCGTAGAGGATGTACTCAATGCGGCTCATGCGCTTGCTGCCCGACTCAAACGATTTCTGGATTGCCTCGTAGCGCAGCGCACAGATTTCCTCATGCGTGGCTAGCTTGGCATCTGTTGCGTCAATCTGATTCATGCTGCCGCTGCTTGCAGTGGGGTCAGGTCTTCCGTAGTCCAGAAGTCCTTTGCCAGCATGATGACCAGATGCTCTTTGTTGCGTGATAGGCAGTCTGCCCAATCAGCATCAAGCATGTCCTCTGGCTTGCCAGCATTGATGAGGGCTACGCTGTCCATAGCGGCAGAATAGTGCTTGGCGATTTGCTGTTCAGGTGTTAGTTCGTTCATGCTTGCTCCAGCGCGGTGATGCGGGTTGTCAGGCTTGTGATGAGGGCTTGTTGCTCTTGGATTGCTTTGAGAAGTACCACAGTCATGCGGTCATACGCAAAACTTTCCACTTCGTTATCTGCGTTGCGTATCACGAGTTCTTCAATGCCAGCATCTGCAACCTCGTCAGCAATAAAGCCAAAATAGTCTTTTGTCTGGTCATCATTGGCACACTTAGATTTGTAACGAACCGGTCTAAAACTGCTAATGTTTATGCTCTCAAGGTCGCGAATGTCCTGCTTGTATTTCAATGCAGAAGTAACTCGACCAATGTCAGTTCCTGAGCCAATATACATATTGGCCGTGTTTGCACTTGTGTTGTTGTAAATTGATGCGGATTTCCATTGGTTACTTGCGCCCTCAAGATACAGCCGTGGATTCCCAGACCCATCAGACAGCACAATGTTGTTGCTTGCTGTGCGAAAGTCTACGCCGCCTTGGTTGCCTGAGTAACCACCCAAAATGGTGTTCAATGTTCCCGTAGTCATTGAGAAACCCGCACCATAACCAGTAGAGCCATTACCACCTACAAAAGTATTTCCAAATCCCGTACTAGCGTTACCGGCATACGCGCCCATGAAAACATTAAACCCACCTGCCGCACTTGTTGTTTGACTAGACCCAGCCTGAAACCCCACAGCGGTGTTGTTGGCGGCTGTGGTGCTGGTGTTGAGGGCTTGATGCCCTACAGCAGTGTTGTTGTTGGCGGTGGTGTTGGCGGTAAGTGCTTGCCTTCCGATGCCCACATTACTAGAGCCTGTGGTGTTCGTAACCATAGCATTCAAACCAATGGCGATATTATCATTGCCAGTAGTGTTGGCGTTTAAAGCAGAGCTACCAAACGCATGATTTGAAGCACCAGTGCTGTTTGTCTTTAAAGCACCCCATCCTAAAGATGTGTTGGAACTTCCAGTGGTATTTCCATACCCTGCCTGATACCCAATTGCAGTTAGCTCTACGCCAGTCGTATTGCTATACCCCGCGTTATAACCCACAGCAGTGTTGTTGCTGGCGGTGGTGTTGAAAAGCAAAGCATTTAGTCCAATGGCCGTGTTTGAGCTACCGGTAGTATTGCTATACAAAGATGAATTTCCCAAGGCAACATTGTTTGCCCCAGTAGTGCTTGTAATGAAAGAATTTGCTCCAATTGCAGTGTTGTAAAGTCCAGTTGTAATGGCTTTTCCAGCTTGATAGCCCACGGCAACACTTTCAGCCGCAGTCGTATTCGCCGCCAAAGCACTGACGCCAAACGCAGTGTTGGTAGCCACAGCACTTGCGCCCTTACCTACTGTGAGGCCTTGGAGGGTTGTCACGCCAGTGGCGGTCAATGTCCCAGCCACAGACAGTGTCTTGCCCGAGCCAACATTCAGGCCGACACTTGTACCAGTGCCGTTGGCGGCAAAGATGGCGTCAACCGAGTCCAAGTCGGTGTTGATCTTTGTACCCCAGGTGTCTGTCGATGCGCCTACCTCTGGCTTTGTCAGCAGTAGGTTGGTGGTGGTGGTGTCTGCCATGCGTTACTCCTAAATGGATGTCCAAGTCTCTGAATTATCAACGATTGCAGTCCAACTTTCTGCACTGTCGCTAATCGGTGTGTAAGTTTCTGCGCTGTCCGGTATCGCACCCCAGCCAAAGCCAAAGATGATGCCGACAGACCCTGTGGCGCTGTTGCCTGTCAATGCAACTGTGATGACATTGCCAACACTGCCAACTGATCCCGTGGCGCCATTGCCTGTGATCGCTTGAAAAGTGATGACCTCGCTCGGCATCGTCTCCACAGCACCAGTCGCCACATTACCTGTGACAGCCGCCGTGCTGGTGACGCTGACAGTGCCGACAGAGCCAGTGGCCGTGTTGCCAGTGACGGCAAATGAAAAACTCGGGGTAACGCTGCCAACTGCCAAAGTCGCCGCATTGCCGGTGACGGCGTTGGTCGAGGATACCGATACAGAGCCAACAGCGCCCGTGGCCGCATTGCCGCTGATGGCAAGGGATATAGTCAGCCCGACTGTGCCGACATTGCCTGTGGCAATCGTTCCGTCTTCTTGGACAGATATATCAGTCAGCAATGTGCCAGCAGCACCAGTCGCCTGGTTGCCGCTGATGACAACATTGCCTATGCCATAAGCACCAAGGCCGTAGTAGCCCGACCCATAAGCAGCCATGCTGCTGCCCCTTTAAGCCAGCCGGATCAGGCCGGTGCTGGCGTCATTGGTTGGCATGGTCAGCGTGAATGTCCCAGCGGTCACTGTCTGTGAGCCAAAGGTGTGGACGCTGACCGCCTTATTCGACTGAGTGCTGTTGTAGATCAAGACAGCATCAAACGCCGTGGACAGCGTGACAGCAGAGTAACTGATGCTGGCGCTGGGGGTCACAAACGCTGTCGTGCCACTGGTGCTTGGGGCAGTGCCAAAGGTCACTGTCACGCCGCCGGCAGTGTAGCCAGTGCCTGATACCTCATTGCTGGCGCTGTAGGCCGTAGTGGCCGCATTGACAGTGGCGCTGGCCAAGTACAGCGCAGCCTTGAAGGTGTCGGCAGTCGTTGCTGCACGGATGACGCCAGTGCCAAAGTTGTGGTGACCGACAAGCAGTTCACCTTTGAAGCTGGTACAGAGGGCTTGCGTGTTGCTCATATCAATCCTTAAATTTGTTCAGTAATGCCATCAGCAAAAACACCGCGCTTCAGCGCCATGTGGACGGATCGATGCACCAACTCGCCATCAAGCCAGTACTCGACCCAAGTCGTTGTCTCGGTGTCGTTCTCCACAGACCCCTCACGCTTTTCAAGCAGTGACTCGTCCATCTCGCCTTTGGTGGTGGTAATCATATTCATCCAAAAGTTTTTGCACGGGTAAGCAATGCACCGCCTGATGTCGCACCTCGGTCATCAGCGACTTGCAGGTCATTTAAGGCACGCTCGTACAGCGTTGCCCACACCTGAATTCTATTGTCATCTTGAAGGTATGGCGCAGCTTGCAGCAGACTTCCGTACAAATAGGCGTCTG